AGCTCCGGATTAATGCGGCGCGCCTGCGATCGCTGCGCGGACGGGCCACGCTTGCCGCGAGGGAGGGGGCGTGATGGAGAGGCTCGCCGCCAAGATCGGCGCGGCCATCATCGCTGCGCTCGTGTTCGCTGCACTGGGCTGCTGGGTCGGATTCGCGTGGGGCGAGTCCCGCAGCGCCGACAAGGTCGCCAAGCTGGAAAAGGAGGTCGCCGCGGCCAAGGCGCAGAAAACGCTGGACGACGACATGGCCGCGCGCCGCGACGAATACTGCGATGCGATCGACGGAGCGCTGACTGCGCAGAACGAGGTGATCGCCGAGCTTGGCCGGCGCGCCCTCGCCAACCAGAGCGCGGCCGCCGATGCCGCTGCCGCCGCCCGCGAGGCGTCCGATCGCATGCAGCGCGCTGCTGCGAACCTGCTGGCCAGTCGCCCGCCACCGGGCGTCGAGGCGTGCGCCGCAGCCACTGCCGACTTCGACAACGAGCTGCGCGCCGAGCGCGCTGATGGAGCCCTGTGATGCGTGACGTGATCCGACTGGCGGTGATCCTCGTGGCAGCCATGATCCTGACGGCCTGCGCCGGGCGCGACGCGCGGCCCGCGCCGCCGCCGGTGCGCGAGGTCAAGGTGCCGGTGCTGGTGCCGTGCGCAACGTCGATGCCGGCCAAGCCCGCATTCGCCGTGGACGCGCTGCCGATCGGCTCCGACGTGTGGCAGCAGATGGCTGCGCTGCGCGCCGAGCGCCTGCAGCGCAAGGGCTATGAGCAGGAGCTGGAAGCCGCACTGCTGCCGTGCCTCCCGGATCGGGAAAAGGCCGGCTGACGGCACGGTCCGCGCACCCATACTCAACGCTCAGAATTTCTTATCCATCGGCAGGACACGGACATGACTGTTTCCACTGCGCAAATCCTGAAGGGCCATTACGACGCCACCCGCGCGGCTGGCGACAAGGCCATCAATTCCGACTTCGCCTTTGAAATCGAGGGCTTCGAGCAGAACTGGCTGCTGGTCAAGCAGGCCCCGTGGCCCGAGCTGTCCCCGCAGGGCGAAATCGAAGTGCCGTCGCCGCTGGGCGGCAAGCTGTGGCAGCCGCAGCAGGTCGCCACCGCGATGCAGGGCCCGATCGCGATCTTCGAGACGCAGGCCGGCTCCGTCGATCGCATGCTGATCGACCTGATCGCGAAGGGTGGCCAGTTCAACGCCAAGGTGTACGAGGGCACGCCGCAGCAGCACCTGCGCGTCAAGCGGATCGTGGACTGCTTCATCCAGATGGATCAGCCCGACCGCGACTGGGAGAACCGTTCGCAGGTGCTGACCTTCAGCGGCACGATCTTCTACCACTACTTCGGCGACGTGAAGGAAGGCAACAGCCGCGACTACCGCTAATGGCCGCCCTGACCGACCTCGCAGAACTCTTTGCCGGCTCCGAAAGGCCCGCCGGCAACCTGCTGTCGCCAGAGGACATTCTGGCACAGGCGGTCGCGGCCACGCGGATGTACGCCGGCTACGGCAAGCTGTCCACGCCGCCTGACGGCGACATCGGCGCGTACACGGTGGTGAGCGTTTCAGAGTGGGCGGTCATCCGCCCGCTCTTCCTGCTGTACGTCGAGCGCGAGAACGCGCTGCAGCTCGAAGCCTCGCGCGGGCTTGGCGTGGACGTGTTCGGACGCGACTCGGTGAGCGTGGCCGCGGACATCATGCAGGCGGAAATGGAGCTGCCGGTCAAGGCGTTCTGCCGCCCGATCCTCACGGTGTAAGCCGTGCTCCTGTCGCTCGCCGATGGCTCGCAGGTTCGAGGCGACCTGATCGCTTCGGCGACGCTGCGCAGCGACCTCGCCCCGGTGCCAATGACGCTGGAAGCCGACATCAATGTCGGCGACGCGAGTATCGAGCGGCAGCTGGTGCAGGACCAGATCATCACCGCGGGCTCGGGCGACAAGTTCCGGATCGTGAAGGCCGTCAAGGCGCAGAGCAAGGACGTTCAGGGCGAGCGGCTGCGGGCCGTGATGCGCGTCACCGCGCTACTGGACTCCTGCCATGCCGTCGCGTTCGTGCGCAGCCGCGCGATCATCCGCGAGCAGGCGTCGCTCGCCGCGATCTACCGCGCCACCGGCGCCACCATCCGCGCGATCGGAGCGGACTTCCCGGTGCCGCGCTTCTACTGCCCCGTGGGCGACACGCCCTCGTTCCATATCGCGAGGGTGCTGCAGGAAGAGGGCGGCGTGGTGCGCTGGAAGGATGGCCGGCTCACGTTCATCCGGCTTCCGGACCTGTTCAAGCAGGTGCCGATCACGACGCTGCCGCACAACGCGTCCGACGAGGTTGAAAGCGGCTTCCTCGAACGCCACGAGCTGCCGTTTTTCTACTCCCTCGACGCGTCGGCGGGCTTCGTGTTCGGCAACCGAGACAAGCCGCGCATCGCGCGCTTCGCGCCGTTCCAGAACGAGCAACGGCTGCGCAACATGAGCCGGTGCCTGCTGCGCGCGAAGGTGGTCAAGGTGCCGTTCGACATGACGATCGGTGCCGGCGAGCTGGTGCAATTCTCCGACGGCTCGAAGCTGGCCGTCATCACGGCCGCGCACGTCTGGGCCGCGACCAGTGGCGCCGGCCCGGGCAAGAGCTACACCCGACTGTGGCTGGGGGCGCTGGAAGGATGACCGACTTCGGGATGATGCCCGGCCGATACCCGGCAGTGGTGCGCGAATACCTACCGGAGCGCCGGACGTGCCGCGTCGAGGTGCCGGGGCTGACCGACGGCGGCGACGTGCTGCCCGAGGCGGAAATCGAGTATCCGATCGGTGACAAGGCCAAGGCCGGCGAGCACGGGACCGAAATCGAAATCGTGCCCGGCGACACCGTCTGGATCGCCTTCATCGGCGGCGACCCGCGCTATCCGATCATCACCGGATGGCGGAACCCGCAGACTGGCAACGACGTGGATTGGCGCCGCTGGCATCACGCCAACATGGAGCTGCTGGCGGACACGCTCATGAACATGATCGCCGGCAGCGACATGCTCCTGCAGTCCGGAACCAAGATCACGATCGTCGCGCCCGAGGTCATCGCAAACTGCGAGACGGCGACCGTCAACGCTTCCAGCTCGACCACGATCGACACGCCCGAGACGACCATCACCGGCAACCTCACCGTGGGCGGCAACGTCGCCATGAACGGCGGCAGCGTGACGCACGGCGGCGTGAACATCGGCAAGGCCCACAAGCACACGCAGGTCATGGGCGGCACCGCGACATCGGGCCCGCCGCAGCCGTGATCGCGGAAAGAACCAAGCCCCGCGGCGGACGCCGCCGCCACAATGGCGCCATGCACCCGAGGAATCCGCGATGAAGAACCTGCTGTTCGACTTCAACAAGCTGGGCCCCGCCGATGCCGGCGTGAAGAAGGCCGTGCAGCAGTTCGGCCGCGCCGGCTCGCGCGTGGCGCAGGCCGAGGCCGTGGCCGGCATCAAGCGCACGTCGGGAATCTCCTACCGCGAGCTGAGCCTGACCTTCGCCGACTCGCAGCGCGTCGTGCTGCGGATCAAGCAGTCCGGAGACATTTGGCAGGTGCTCCTGAACGGCACGGTGGTGCCGGTGCGCAATCAGGACGACCACGTCGCTGCGGTCGCCGAAATCGCGAAGGCCATGGACGCCGGGCGCCAGAAGTTCCAGCGCCGGCTGGCCGCGATCAAGGTCAAGCCGCCCGCCGGCATCCGCACCGCGGCACCGAAGATGGAGCAGGTGCTGACGCAGCGCCGCGACACCCTGAAGGAAGCGATCGCCGAGGTGCGCGAGGAAATCGACCGTGTGCGCGCATCCAACACCGCGCCGGCCGCGACCACGCCGGCCGCGCCGGTCGCGCCGGTCGCGCGAGAGGCGTGGGAGCTGCCCATGGACGCGTGGATCGAGCAGAAGCTCACGACCGGCCGCTACGCCGAACGCTATGCCGCCAACGCGACATCGCGGCAGCTGCGGGCGAAGGAGCTGGAAAACGAGTGGCACAACGCCCTGTTCGAGCGGGCCAAGGTCGCGCGCATCGCCAATGACGTGCTGGACGACTTTGTGAAGCGCCACGGCGACACCCAGCTCCGCGCCCGGTTCCGCGGGTCTTACGCGACGGGGATCGAGGGCTACCGCATCCGGGAGTTCCGCGGCCTCCAAGAGTGATCGGGGCCGGATAGGATCGAGGGGCGCCGTGTGCGCCCCTTTTCTTTGCCCGGGCCTCATTGACATCGACGTATAGCTAGATATACCTTACCGACATCACAACCGGAGTCCGCCATGTCCTACCCGAAGAGCCCCGCAGAATTCGTCGCACGCGCCGTCGCCGCGCACGAGGCCGGCTTCGCCACCAAGCAGGCGCAGAAGGACGCGCTCACCGACTTGGGCCGCGCCTTCGACATGATGCGCAACGCGATCCAGAAGCGCGTGATCGACCGGCGCAATGCGCGCGACCCGAACGGCAAGCTCAATGCGGATGAAGAGGCCATCTACTGGGCCCTGCCGAACACGCTCAACAACTGGCGCCCGAAGCATGCCGCGGTGGTGCTCAAAGTCTTCCCGGAGGCTGCCGCCGGACTCGCCGAAATCGACAAAATGTTCGAGCTGCGCGCCAAGCTCAACGCCGCCCCGGTCGCCCCGAAGGCACCGACCAAGACCGAGCGCGAAGAGAAGATTCGCCTGTCCGCCACCGGCAAGGTCTACGCGACCGAGTTCGGCAAGCTGACGCCGGAGCTGGAAAAGGACTTCGAGCGCTACATCGAGAGCGCCTTCAAGGCGCTGGCCGACCGCTACGGCTCGGACATGGTCAAGCTGCTGGGCGCCTACTACGGCTCGCGCTCAAAGCTGCCCGAGAACGTGCGCGGCGCCGACATCGAAACCTACCGCAAGACGGTGCAGCGCTTCCTGACCGGAGCGTCGCTGCAGGAGCGCACCGCGCCGGTGCTCGACCGCGCCCGACTCGATCGTGAGGCGAAGTCCTACGCCAAGCAGCAGATCGACCAGTTCGTCGTGAAGCTCACGCAGAAGCTGGGCGACCTCACCGACGTGCGCATCCGGCAGGTCAACCCGCACAGCTTCGAGTGCATCATCACGGGCAGCCTGCGCGGCCACAGTGTGAGCGTGAACCAGAGCGCGAAGTTCGTCGTGAACCAGCACGGCACCGCGTTCCACCAGTGGCCGGCCCTGATCTACGTCGATGGCAAGT